AGAGTGGTTACTCTACTAAGGTTGTTACGAATTTAATCGTTTTTCAATATTGGAGTAAATCTCCATTCCTTCATCAGTTTTAAACCAAGCGGCTAAAGCTGAATAAGGATGTTCATCAAATGGAACATTCATTAGTTTTCTATCATTAGAACCCCATGAAAAAGTTCTTTGATCTTGAGATAGTTTAATGATATTCATTTCTGTTGCTTTAATACCAAAGTTTCTAAGAACAACATTTTCATCGTTTACTAATTCTAAGAATAACGCTGGATTTCTCTTAGCGTATAATAGTAAATCTCTTTTAAGTTCTTTAGAACTCATCTCTGATACTTTAGAACCAATCTCTACACGCATAACAGCTTCTGCCATGTCTATATCTAAATTCATCGCTGCGTTTAGCGCTTCTACTTGTGTTTCTATACTTTCAACCTCGTTTTCTGCTATAACCTCTGGTTTTAACTCGTAAAAAACGCTATTTCTATGAGGGTGATATAAAGAAAGTAGTTTTTGTAAAACAGTTTTGTTTTTAGGTACAACTAAAACACCGTTTCTAAATATAACATGAGACAACCTTTGTTCTCCTTCCATTTCATCTACAAAGCAAGTTCTTTGGTTCTCACAGTACTTTAACTCTCTTTCATACCCTTTTTCTTCGTCAAAATAATAGATATTCGCAGATCTTATCATTTTACTTAAAGGTTTTTTACCATTAGATAAAATATATGTTCTATTTTTTATTTCCCATTTTTCTTTTATTGGTTTTGGTTTCTCCATAACCGGTGGAGTTTCAACTACCATTTTTTCTACATGCTCATCACCTGGATCACCATTGTAGATTTCTTTTATTTGTTTTTGTGTTTTTTTTGCCATAATATAATATATAATAAAATTAATAAAATAAAAAGGACCGAGGCCGAAGCCCCGGTTCTTTTAAAAAATATAATGATTAGTTCATTAAAAAGAAGTTGTTAGCTCCTTGAGTAACTAAACATCTTTCAGATAAATAGTGTACTTCCATCGCGTCTAAATCAGATGTTTTTGCACCTACAGAACCTGTAACCCAAGTTTTCATTCTTCTATTGTCAGTTTGAGAAGCTCTATATCTAACGTGTAAGAATGGACGTTTCATATTAGAACCTAACATTTGATCATAAACTGAAGAAACTCCAGCAGGAACCATGACACCTCTAATAGCGTTTGCTCCAGCAGCGTCATTAATAGCACCCCTACCATCTCTTTGGTTTAGGTATTTCCAATCAGACTTGTAGAAATCATAAGAACCTCTTCGGAATCCTGAGAAACCTAAATTTAACGCCATGTCTTCAGAGTTATCAAACACCCCATAAGAAGTACCACCAGCACCATAAGAATTCATTGAAGCTAACATGTCATCCATTGCTAGCGACGTAGTTCTGTTTACAAACATCATGTTTTCTTCAATACCACCGTTTTTATCAAGCTCAGCTAATATAGCGTCAAATTCAGCTAGATCAGTAGCAGCGTTAACACCAGTAACACCAGAAGTTTGATTACCTCTAGCTTCCAAAGCAGCAAACAAACCTTCGTGACCGAAAGTGTCTACTGTTTGAGCAGATCCATATAAATAGTCATCAGCCTTAGATTCAGAAGCGTCACCTTTTACAGTTTCTATCATTGACATTTCTAAATAATCAGTAAATCTCATTCTAGTTTCAGCTTCAGCTTTAACATACCATAAGTAACCTCCAGTACCATCTTCAGAAGAAACCTCTACCCAACCAATTTGAGCGGCATCAGAACCTGATACTTCATATTTGTCTTTTAATATCATTGGTTTGTTAGTATATGTCAAGTGAGCTGGTTCGTTAGCTCCAGATCTACCATTTTCGCCTTTATTGAACTCAGATCCAATAACTAAGATTGTTACATCTGTATTAGTATCAGAACCTTCAGTAAAACCATAGTTTTGTAAAGTTGGAGTAGCATTACCCGCATCGTACATAGATACAGTAATAAGATCATCAGCTACACTGTTTACTAATACTGTAGCTACTTTGTTTGTAGCTTCTTGAGCTATTAATAAAAGATCGTTAGCTCTAATACCATGTGTTGTAGTAATAGTTCTACCATCTATATCTTGCTCGATTTCAAGAATACCACCAGCAGTAGCATCATAATCATGAACGTGTCCTTTGTATGCTAAATGTAATCTACCTTGTTCAGACCAAATAACTTGGTCAGCAGTCATTGCTTCTTCAGCTCCAACTTGAGATAAGAAACCAGATAAAGTTCTGTTTCCATAAGCTTCAGCTTCTTTCTCCATAACATCCGGCATGTATTGTTTTGCCCATCCGTCAGCAGCAGAAGTAAAGTCTAAATAATTGCTTTCTAATGTAGCCTTCACTGGTGAAGGAGTTAAATTAGAAGCAGTTGCACTTGTAATTGCCATTTTTTAATATTTTAAATTTGTTATTTATTTTTGTTTTTAATTTTAAACTTAAAATCATTAGCATCATCACCTAACACTTTGAACTTTAAACCACCTGCTTCAATTTTTCCATGACTTTGTCTTGGATTCATATTAACATTTTTGGCTTTAGCAACACTATCTTTCATAGCATCTGCTTTTCCTTGTTCGTAAAAGTGTTTTGCAACAGCATCTGCGTTCATAGCTGTAAATAGAGATTTGTGATAACCCTTAGCATCTGATAGTGTAGAATTTTTATCTAAAAACTTTTTAGTAAAATTATTTATATCACTCTGAGTATTTTTAACCTCTTCAGCATTGTTTACATTAAACCTGTATTTTTTATCACCGACGTTGTATTCAAAACCTTTGAACTTGTCGTTAAAAACATTATTTGTTTTCTGTGTGAAAATATCAGAGTTCTTTTTAGCTGTCTTTTGAGTTGCTTCTGACTCCTTGTTATATCTATTAAAGAAATCAACTGCTTTCTGTTGCTCAATTGTGAGCTTACTTCCAGCTTTGATATCTTCATAGTATTTGGACTTTTGCCCGTCCAGGTGGCTTTTAGCGTTGGCAACTTGCTCTTTTAACGCTAATTTTTTTCTTCGTATATCTCTTTCTTCATCAACTTCTTCATCATAAGAAAATTGATCTTCCATAAGAAAGCTTATTTCATCATCATTTAAATGAGATTTAGTTTGCTTGTAATATTCTCTTAATAAAGACATATCATCAAATTTACTATAATCTTGATTTAAACGAACGTAATCTTCTAAATCACCTCCAGTTTCTTCCATGAAGTCCATTAACTTTTGGATATTTTCAGGAAGAGGTTCACCAGTTTTTTCAGCTTCAGCAATAGCTTCTTCAATTTCTTCTTTTACTTCTTCAACTTCTTCTTTTACTTCTTCATCAGTAATTTCTTCTAATACTGACTCTTCTTGTGCTTCTGCTTCCGGTTGTACTTCTTCTTGTTCTTTTGGGGTGTCGGCATCCTCAGACTTTGGAGCCACTCCCTCGTTGTTAGTGTTATCTTCTTTAACTTCATCTTCTACTGGTTTTGGTGGTTTACTTAAATCTACCTTTATAACGCTATCGTCATCTGCAGATTCAAATTTACTTTTATCAACTTTCACCACGTTTTCATCACCTGGATCTTGTTGGTTATTTGTTGTAGTCTGTTCAACTACTTGTTCTTCTTTTTCTTCCATAATATAATATAATAATAATTAATAATTTTTACTTAGGGTCAAACGAACCTAAATCAAATCCGCCACCTAGTATATCATTACCTGCGGATTCAAAGTTTTTAGGTGGTTTTCCGCTTTTTCTTTGTTCAATCATCTCACTTTGTTGAGTTGCTTGAATTTTTGTTCTTTCGTCTTTACGATCTTCTTTTTGTTTTTCTCTTTCTTTCATTCCATCAACTTCAACTCCTTTAAGTTGCATGTTCATTTCAAACTCCATTTGCATTAATTCTTTTTTATGCATAACTTCTTGTTGCATTTTTTGAGAATCTAATTGTGCTTTTGCGCTTTCTAACTCTATTTTACTAGCTGTAATTGCTTGATTTTTTTGTACTTCAGCCTGCGCAGCTGCTTGAGCAGCTTGAGTATTAGATTGAGTTTGAGCTTGTATATTTTCTAATTGAAGTTGTCTATCTCTATCTTGTTTTTTCTTTCTACGTATTTTTAGAAGCTGATTAGCTAATTTAACATTTTTAATTTCTCTAAGATCAATAGCGTCTTCAAGTTCTATATTTTGTTGTTGTAAAGCCATTTGAATATTATTCTCTAACATGGCTTTTTCTTCTTCATCTGGTTGAAGATTTATAAATATACCAAAATCATAAAGATGTAACTCTTTCATTTCTTCTAATGTAGCTACATTATGAGCTCCAATAGCTTGTATAAATGCATCTGCAGTTGGAGAGTATTCTAATATATCAGATATTCTAAGTGATAAACATTCAGCAACTTCTGCTGTTAAATATAATCCAGCCTGTAATATATGTCTAGTTGCAGTATTACTATTTGCAGCAGCTAGTTTTTGTACACCTACTAAAGCGTTTTTATCTGGCATACTACCATCTCTAGCTTCATTTAATCCAGTCACATCTCTTATCATTTGTAAATAATAATTATATGTTTGAATTAAACTTTGCATTTTACCACCTCCATTACTAGATGTTATTTCTTGAATAGGTACTTTACCTGGGTTTACGTCACCATCTTGAGTAAACGATCTACCAATAACAGAACCTGTTTGGAAGAACATGTTTAAAGCTTCTTGTGGATTATAATTTGTTCCGTTACCTAAATCTATTTCAGCTAAACCATCAGCATCTAAATAAACACCATCTGGAACCATACGCGACATTACTTGTTGAAGTTTAAGATGTGTTAGTTGAATCATATCAGCAAAACCTGTTATTCTACGAACTAATGATTCTATTTTACCATTGTATATTCTAGGTGCCACAATAGCATAATTCATTTTAACCTTTGTGTAATCACTTTTAGGACGCATCATATTTTTTGCCATTTCCCATTTAAGTAATTTATCAGTACCTAAAATTAAAGCACCATCATATAAGCATTCTATAGATCTTAGTAATCTTGAATACCCACCCTCTTTGTCTTTTGGTGGGTTAAATTTGTCATTTTTAGGAATAATTTTATCAGCACCAGTTCCAGTTTCTTTTATTTTATAAACCTCATTCATATAAGTCTTATAATTAAAATATAAAACTTGAATTTTATTATTATCTTCTTTATCTGTAGAGTATCTATTATGGTTATTGTTTCTATTAAAAGATTTATTTTTCATAATATCCTCAAGATCACTTTCTGTTAAATGAGGAAATTGTTTAGCTAATTCATTTACTGGAATAGATTTAACTTCTCCAACATAATATATATCATCAAAATAAGGGGAATCGGTGTAAGAGTAAACTAGATTAGCTGGATCAACATAATCTATAGTAACACCTTCTGAGGTATTAAAAGAGGTTTTTGTAGCACCAATACCTAAAACTGTTAAATCGTAATAAAAACGTTTTTTGATTAATTCATAATTATTACCTTCCATCAGAACACTTAAAGCCTGTTCTTCTGCTAGTTCTACAGCTTGCTTATAAGTTAACTGCATATGCAATTGTAACTCTTCTGGAGTTTCTGGTAATTCTTTCTCTTCGCTTTTTGTAGTGTCAACACCAAAGTTTTGAGCAGTAAAATTGTTAAACTCTTGAAATCTCATATCAGATAATATAGATTCCATATATTCAGTTCTTTTTTCAATACCATTTGGAGATTGAGAAAAAGCATTTATATCATAAGTTCTTTCAGCAATACCATTAACTACTATATCTACAAATTTAGGTATAATTGGTACAGGTGTCCAGTCTAAATTAAGATAGGACAAATCACCGTTTATAGATAACTCATCCTTATATTTTTGTATACCTTGTTCACCTCTAGCATACAATCTCAGCCTATGAAAATTATTATAATTATTTTTATACCTATTGTTATTTCTATCATCATTAAACCACTCTGTTTCTATAGCTTTTGCTACTTTTAAACCATATTCTTCGGTTAACTTCTCAGTATCACTTACTGTTTGACTAGGAAAATAACTTTTAATGCCAGACTCTGCCATATTTATTATTTGATTATTTGAGACATATTTCCAGTATTAGTATACTTTGATATGTTTATGTTTAATTTAGGTTTTTCTATTTTTGCATTTGGAGTATATAAATGTCTATTGTTAGCCATTATTGCTAATCCAGAACTTATAGAAGCGTCAAACTTTGTTCTTTTGTTTATATCAAACTTTGCCCAATCATTTAGCAAATCGTTAAAATATAAATCTCCAAATGTTCCATCTTGTTTCATGCCTACATGGTCTTGAATATACATTTCAATAGCTGCGGCGTGTGCTTGTTTTATATCTTCACTTGAATTTGGTATTCCACCAACTTCTTTTTCTGCTACGGATAATTTGTTCCAAATTTTATCCGGTCTATTCATACTAAATCCTCTATAACCTCTTCTTCTAAGATAATAAAGTAATCTAGGTTTATTATTCTCTGCAAGTATTGGCATTCCGTAAAATACTAACGCCATTAAAACGTCTTCAAAAAATATTTCTGCCGTAGGTGGTCTTGATAAGTATTCTAAAAAGAAGCTATTCGCAGGAGCGTCCTCCATACTAAACCTGGTTAAGCCGTGTAATGCTCCTTTAGATCCTTCTCCATCTACGGTTCCTGATATATCATAAGAGTCGCAACCAAACGCTCCCATGTGTTCATTACCAGGATATCTCACACCATTCTTTAGTATAACTCTATTTTGTAATTCAGATTTTGGAACCCAACTTACTTTAAAACGTCCTTTTGGATCTGGATAAAAAATTACTTGTGAATCTTTAACTCCATTAACCCATTGAAAATTACCGATTGTAATTCCAAGAGTTCTAGACATTTCTTCGTTATAATCTATTTGCTCGTATATTTTTACTAAGTTAAATATACTATTTTTTGTTTCGTCTCTAAAAGCATGCTCTTCAGTTCTAGGAAATTGACGGTAAAACTCGTTTAAAGCATCTTGATCGTCTTTTAAACCATCTGCTTCGTTTTGCCAATTATCTATTACACCTATATCTATTAATTCACCGTCAGGTGCGAAGACATCGATGTCAGGAGTATTAAAGACTGGAACTCCATGCTCGTCAATAAATCCTTCGTAGTTCCATTCCATTGGGATAAAAAGAGAGTATAAGCCAGACTTTGTTTGACCATTTCTATTTCTTTTTGTGACATCTGACGCTCTGTATAATTTTTTGAAGTTTTCTCCACCTTTATCTAATGCGTTTGAAGTAGAGCCCATCATACATTTACCTATAATTCTACTACCTAATCGTAAACATGTTTTTGTAACTCTCCAGTTGTTTAAAATATTATCGGGTCTCTCCCATTTCCCACTTTCATCATGTACTAGTAAATTTAGTTTTTCACCATCATAACTATTATCACCAGTATTCTTCCAATCTATAGTTGTATCTAATCCTTGTAAATCCTCTAACTTTTCGTTAGCTGTTATTTTTTTACGAGTAAACTTACTTGCTGGTACTCTATATGCTAATTCTGTTTTTGGCCGATCCATACCATCTTGTATCGGTTTGAAAAAGAATGGGTAGTTTATACTTATCGGAACTACTTTGTCAGTAAACATCTTCTTAGCATCTGCACCTGTTTTAGATAGGATACCATATC